CGGCCGGAGGATCACCTGAAGCTGCACGAGGTGATCACTGATCAACGCCGCGATGAACTGTTCCAGAAGGACATCGCGCCTGCGCTGAGCGCCGCTCGCAATCAGGCCGCCCAGGCCGGGGTCACCGATCCCGGCTTCATCGCGCCCCTCGCGTCGGTGAATTTCCAGCTGGGGGCGGGTTGGAACAAGGAATTCAAGAACACCTGGGCCCTCATTCAGAAGGGCGATTATGCGGGCGCCGCCCAAGAGGTGGCGCGATCCAAGTGGGCCCGTCAGACGCCGAGCCGCGTCGCCGCATTCCAAGAGGCGCTTCGCGCGCTTCCGCCGAAGGCGCCGCCCAACAACTGACGGCGCCGAGATTGACAGGGTGTAGCCGTTGCCGTTTTGTTCCGAAGAATGCAACTCTCGGAGCGGCCGCACATGTGGAAAAGAGCGACTTGCGGGCGGATTGCGGCGGCGTTGGGCGCGTGGTGCATCCTGTCCGCCGCGGCGGCGCATGCCGACTCGTCCCCCAATTATGTGCAGGAGTTCACCGGCAAGATCGGCGGCTATCCCGTCCAGATGCAGCTCGTGGTGAGGGACAGGGAAACCTTCACCGGCGGGCACTATTTCTACACCCGGGCGCTGAACGACATTCCTTTGACCGTCCGAACGGCGGGGCGGACGCTCGTCATGGAGGGCGCGGACGGCGGGACCTTCAGGTTGAAGACCTGGTCCAAGGACGCCAAGCCCGGGGCGCCGCCGCCCCTTTCGCAGGCCACAGGCCTCTCCGGCGTGTGGACCAGGGGGAAGGTCTCGCTCCCCGTGAGGCTTGGGATGTCCTGGTCGACAGCGGCCGATCCCGGGCGGCTCTACGCGGATGTGACCAGCCTCACCGACCAGGCCTATGAGGCCAGGGTCCGGGCCTTCCTGCAGGCGGTCCTCAAGGGCGACCGCGCGGCGGGGGCGGATTTCGTGTCCTACCCTTTGACCGTCAACGAGACAGTGCGGGGGCGGGCGCGCCACCGCGACGTACCCGATCGCGCCACCCTGCTCAGAGAGTGGGAGCAGGTCTTCACGCCAGCCTTGTTGCAGAAGCTCCGCACGGCTGTCCCGCACGAGATGTTCGCGCGCGGAGGCAATGTGTGTCTGGGGGAGGCGTGCGACCTATGGCTCAACGGCCGCGGCCTCATGGCGGTCAACAAGCCCTGACAAGGCCGCCCGCCTTCGTCGCTCGACCCCGCTTTGGCCGCGCGTCGCGCGGCTGAAGGGGCTGGCCGGGGAGGGCAGGGACGCCAGGGCCCCGACCTCTAAGGCCGCGGGAGACCTGTCGGCCACTGAACCTTGAAGTCCGCGCTTCGCCGCGGCCGATACCAGGAGACCCTTCTTGAGCAAGACCATCGCCCCGGCGCGCCGCGCCGGCGGGCGCGCCGCCGTGCGCGCGACGGAGATGCGCCGATGAGCCTGACGACCTATGGCGAGCTCAAGGCCGCCATCGCCGCCTGGGCGACCAAGACCGGGCTGGACGACCGCATGGGCGAGTTCGTCGGCTGGGCGCATCAGGAGATCTGCCGGCGGCTGCGGGCGCCGGTGCTCTACGCTCGCGCAGACCTGACGGTCAGCGCCGAGACCGTGGCGGCGCCGGCCGGGTTCCTCGCCGCGCGTCGGCTCTATCTGGATGTGACGCCCAGGCGGGTGCTGCGCCAGACGGACGCCGCGGCGCTGGCGAACCTCGCGGCGGGATCAAGCCTCTGCGACCTGCCCAGTCATTTCGCCGTGGAAGGGACGGGCCTCATCGCCTTCGCCCCGCTGTTCGCCGGCAACGCGACGGGCAAGCTCCTCTACTACCAGGCGCCGGGCGCCCTGGCGGCGGACGGCGACAGCAATGTGGTGCTGGCGCGCTATCCCTTCCTCTACCTGTGGGGGGCGCTGGAGGCGCTCTACCGATACCTGGAGGACGACCAGACCTGCGACCGCTATGCGGCGCTGTTCGGGGGCTTGATCGAGAGCGTCAACGCCGAGGAGACGGCCGACGCCCTGCGCGGCCCGATGGCGGCGCCGGCGGCCACGGGGGCGGTGGTCTGATGCCCGTCCCGAACGGCCTTGCGCCAGCCCTTGGCGAACACCTCGAGGGGCTGGAGAGCCGGCTTTCCGCCCTCGAGGCGCCACAGGGATTCTCGCCCTGCTTCCTCACCACTTCCGCCACCCTGACCGCCGCCAGCGCCGCCCGCGAGGGCGGACGCGTCGGCATCGCCAGCGACCTCAAGACCCTGGTCTGGTCCGACGGCGTCCACTGGTGGCGGGCCGACACCGGAGCCCAGATCGTCTGATGCCTTCGAGCTATTCCACCTCGCTGCGGTTCGAGCTGCAGTTCACCGGCGAGAACCTGAACCTGTGGGGCGACAAGCTGAACGCCGCCCTCTCGCGCGCGGACGAAGCCATCGCCGGCTTCGCCGCGATCGCGCTCAGCGGGCCGCTGACCCTGTCCACGGCCAACGGTGGGGCCGACCAGGCCCGCCTGGCCATGCTGAAGTTCACCGGGACGGGCGCCTTCACCGTCACCGTGCCGGCGGTCTCCAAGCGCTACGACGTGTGGAACGCCTGTACGGGGGTGCTGACCCTGACCAACGGCTCGGCCAGTGTCGCGGTGCAGCCCGGCGAGGTGGCGGCGCTGGTCACCGACGGGGCGGGCATGTTCCGGCGAGTGCAGCCGACGGACTTTGGCGGCCAGAAGGCGACGGGCCTGGCCGACCCCGCCAATCCCCAGGACGCCGCCACCAAGGCCTACGCCGACGCCCTCGCCTTCACCGCCAACGCCGGGATCCTGCCGGGACAGGTGGGGAGCGCGGGGAGGGTGCTGACGACGAGTGGGAGCGTGGCGAACTGGGCGGATGTGACCGCGCTCGCCGCCTATGTCGCCGATCAGGCATCCCGCGCCGCCCAGAACATCGCCCTTGCTCTCGTACTCTAGGAATTTCCAATGAGCCTGACACCAAACAGCATCGTCACGCCGCAGACGCCGATCTCTCGCGTCGCCGTCCTGACCACGGCCGAGACGGCCTTTAACAATCCGACGAACGCGGTCGACCTGTTGCTCGCCGCCGACAACGTCAACGGCGCGCGGATCACTAGGCTGATCGCCATCCCCCGCGCGACCGTCGGGACGGCGAACAATATCCAGCTCTATGAGCGAAGCGGGTCGACCTACACCCTGGTCGACAGCGCGCTGATGGCCACGGTGACTCCGGGGGCGGCCGCAGCCAATACGAAGACCGATTTCGGATATTCCGACGGCGCCCCCCTGGTGGTGAAGCCGGGCGTTGGCCTGGCTGCAGCCATGGGCCAGAGCATCGCCAATGGCGTCGTGGTGAAGGCCGAGGGCGGGCTTTACTGATGAACGGGCAGGGTCTTCGTGGTTTTGTTGGTCAAGGCATGACCGCCCGGCGACCGACGCTTTCGCCGATTGTTTGGACTTACGTGGCAGGTCCGACAGGAGACGCGGCGTACTCGTTTGCAGCACCATTGGCCGGCGTCTATCGCTTCGTCCTTTGGGGTCCCGGCGGCACAAACAGCTCGGGTGCCCTCAGTGGAGGAGGTGGCGGCGCACTGGTGATCGCCGAGCGTCCGCTGTCGGCAGGTCAGATCGTAAGCCTAGTCGTCGGACGCGGCGGTTTCGGCAACAACAATCCCTCAACCGCGACGTTCTCGAATGGCGAGGTATTGAGCGCCGGAGCAGGCGCTAGTGGTTCTACTAGCAGTCCCGGCGGAGTGGCGGTCTGCAATCCTGCGCTGGGGGACGTTGGTGTGCCGGGGCAAACCGGATCCTCGTCAAGCAGCGGCGGCGGAGTGTCGGGGGCATCGTACGGGAATTATCAAGGCGGCCCGGCCGGGATTTACAGTGCGTCAAGCGCGGGCACGACTCCGGGAGCGAGTTCGCCGGGCGCAGCAACAGGCACTCACCGGGCCGGCGACGGCCTAATCATCGTTACTCAGACCCAGATGCGGCAATAAGGTTGCGATCGTACGGTCGGCGACGCAAATCATGTCGCATGGAAGATGCGCAAATAGCGGCGAGAGAGCTTCGAGAAGGATGGCTCCGAGACAGCCCGTTGGAGCAAATGGCGGACTGGGTTGCGAACGGCAATCCGCCGAATTGCGAAGTCCTCCGCAATTTCGGGCTGATGACGGATCCAGCGGACCCGGACACCGACATCCGGCTGCGGATTGCCCGTAAAGCTTACATTGCAAAGTGGGGTTATTCGATCCCCTGCGCTGAGGCTGTCATGGCCATTATTGCCCTTGGTCCGCTTGTCGAAATCGGAGCGGGAACGGGCGCTTGGTCAGCGCTGCTAAGGAATGCGGGCGCGGACATCATCGGCACCGACGTCCATGCGACCGGCGATATTGGATATGGCTTCCGGGCGGGAACTCACACGCCACTTCTCAGCATGACAGGTTCTCAAGCAGTCTCCAGCTACCCCAAAAGGGATGTGTTTTGTTCATGGCCAACCGAGGGCGGCAAATGGGCCCTCGGTGCAGCATATGCGCTGCGCCGCGGCCGGGCATTCGCCATCATCGAGGGTTCCAGGACCGGCACACCAGGGCTTCGCCACTATTTTTGCACCCGGTTTCGACTGATCGCTGACGTTGAAATTCCACAGTTCCCCGGCTGCGATGACCGGTTGCGAATTTACCGAAAAATCTAGTGTTTTCTGGGTGGTGATGCAGTCGCATACAACGAGCCGTAGCTGGCCGGCAGGTTGATGCGCGGCTCCGCGAAACATGGCCTCAGGCTAGTTGCGATCCAGGCTTAAATGCCGCCCGCCGTCCGCCGCCCGCGCTACGACGTCTTCCCACCGCTCCTCCGCCCCGCGACGGAAGAGCTGAACGCTGTCATACCAGGGCGTGTCGGCCCGCTCGCGCATCCAGCGCCAATCCAGGCGACGATAGGGGAGCAGGATGCGGCAGGGGACGCCGAGCGCGCCGGCGAGGTGGGCCCAGGAGGTGTCGACGCTGATGAGGAGATCGAGGGCGGCGAGGGCCTTGGCGCTTTCCAGCATGTCGCCGGACGGGACGAGCGGCGCGGCGTTGGGAAAGGCCTGCGCCAGCAGGCCTGGCGGCAGGGAACGTTCTGCGTCGCGGGGGTTCTTCGGATTGCCGCGCTCGACCAGGCCAACGCCCCCGCTGCGCGGCGCCGGCGTCGGCGCCTTCAGATAGGGCGCGCCCGACAGGTTCTGGGGCGTCACGCCCAGGCGGTGCGGGAGTGAGCCCAGCATGACCCAGAGGTCGTGACGCGGCACGGAGATGTCGCCATCGGCCCCCCGGCTGATCGTCAGGTCCGCGCCCAGCTGCTGGAAGAGGCGCAGATTGAACGGATGGCAGCCCAGGGTCACGCGTCCCGCGCCCCGTTCTTTGAGGCCAGGGACGAACCGGGCCATCTGGATCTCATCGCCCAGCGCCTGCTCGCCCCAGACCAATAGCGAGCGGCCGGCCAAGGGCTCGCCGCGCCATTCGGGATAGGGCAGGCCGCGGATCGGCGAGTTGAGGCGACCGGGGCGGTGCTCGTTGAACGCCCAGCCTTCTTCCCAGCGCCCCTGCATCAGGAGCGCCTCGGCCAGCAGCAGGCGGACCCCGTGGCTCTGCGGCGCCAGGGCGAGGGCGGCGCGCAGATGGGCCTCCGCCTCCTCCGCCCGCTGTTCGGCGATGGCCGACCTGGCGCGCTCGAACAGGGCCTCGGCGTCGGCCTGGGCTTCGTTCATGCCGCCGCCTCCATGACCCGGGCCACGACGCCCTCCCAGTCGCCGGGCGTTTCCTGGCGGAAGAGGCGGGCGGTCGGGTACCAGGGGGTGGTCGTCGGATCGCGCAGCCAGCGCCAGTCCGACGGCTTGAGGAGCAGCACCCAGACGGGCTTGCCAAGGGCGCCGGCGAGATGGGCGGCGGCGGTGTCGACGGTGATGACGAGGTCGAGACCCGCGATGATCTGGGCGCTGTCCTGGAAGTCTCGGGCGCCCGTCGCGGAGGGCTCGAGGCTGATGGCTCCGGGCAGGTCGAGCAGCCGGGCCGCCAGATGAGCGGGCAGGCTCCTGGGCGTGCCCTGCCGAAGGTCGGTCGAGGCCATGACGCCTATGCGCCCACGCGATGGGCGCTCCGGCTCGGCGGCCAGATATGGCGCGGTGGGCAGGGTCCCCAGGGTGAGTCCCAGCCTCGCCGGCAACGACATGGCGGGAACCCAGTAATCGAAGCGGCCCTCGATGTGGCCGATCCGGCTGATGGCCGGGCAGAGCTGGCCAAACAGGCGGATCAGGGGCGGCATCACGGCCCAGGTCACGCGCTCCGCTCCCAGCCGCGGCAGCAGCCGCGCCATCATGATCTGATCCCCGAAGCCCTCGTCGTGCCAGACGAGCAGCGATTTTCCGGCGAGCGGCTCGCCCCGCCATTCGGGCACGCTCGTGACCGGCGGAATCTTGCGCGGGCGATGCTCGTAGTGCGGCCAGGCCTCGGCGTAGCGCCCCAGGCTCAGCAGGGCGACGGCGAGGCTCCAGTGGAGCTGCGGGCTCGGCTCGGCCGCAAGCAGGGCCTGCAGGACCGGGACGAGGTCCTGCGGCCGGTCCTGGACATTCAGGACGAGCGCCAGGTTGTGCAGCGCCGGCGTCGCGCCCGGCGCCTTGGCGAGCACCGCGCGATAGCCGGCCTCGGCGGCGGCGAGGTCGCCGGCGCGATGGGCCGTGGCGGCGGCGCGGAACCGGGTCTGGGCGTCGAAGCGCGTCATCGAATCCACTCCTAGCGCGGACCCTCCGCGCGCCCAAATCCCCTCGGAGACCCGACCGGATGCAGATTCCCATCGACATCCCGCCCGGCCTGAACAGCGACGACACCACCTACGCGGCCGCGCCCGCCTGGGCGGACGGGTCGAACGTGCGCTTTCGCCTGGGCCGTCCCGAGACGGTCGGCGGCTGGGAGAGCCTCACGACCTCGCTGACGAGCGGGGTGTGCCGGGCGATCCTCGCCTGGACGGACAACAACAGCGCCACCCTGAACATCGCCTTTGGCACACATACGAACCTGCAGCTCTGGCAGGGCGGGGCGTTCTTCGACATCACGCCCTACGGCCCGGTGACGGCGCTGGGCGCGAACCCGCTGACGGCGGCGAACGGCTCGGCGGTCATGACGGTGGCGCACCCGGCGCACGGCCTTGCGACTGGGGTCCAGGCGGCGATCGGCGGCGGCCTCTCCGTGGGGCGGGTGACCCCCAACGGGACCTACGCGATCACGGTCGTGGACGCCAACAGCTACACCGTGACGCTGGGGTCGGCGGCGACGCTGTCGCGCACCCTTGGGGCCAATCCGCTGAGCGTGCTGTCGGGGTCGCCCGTGGTGACCGTGACCGAGCCGGGCCACAACATCGCCAACGGAACCAGCGTGACCTTCTCGG